TCATAATTATCCTTATACAACTGAGTTGTTATTCTTGATTTACCGTCCCATTTTCCTGGCATAATGCTATTATAATAAAACTTTTTTACTGTTTTGTCAAGAGTTTTTCTTCCATTTCTCTAACTTTTAGTATCATTCTTGTTGTTCGTTTATCATAATCTGGTGTCTCAGAAAACTTATCTAATGTCTTAATTAATCTTAATGCATCTAAATTTTGATTTCTACTCAACATATCTGCTCTCATTTTTCTAAAATCAGAATATGCTGGATGTTCATTTAGTAATCTTATATACTCTCTTACAGATGCACACTTAGTTTTAAACTTTCTAACTCCCCAACCTGGCCAATCTTCTATACCAGATGCTAATAAATGTGGCACTTCAGTTGAAAAAGTTCTAATTCCAAAAAGATTATTTGCTTGTTTTGCAAATCTTGATTTACCCCAACCAGTCTCTAAAACTGCTTGTCCAATAATCATTTCATATGGTACTCTTTGATCATATGTCGTTGTCATATTTAAAAAGTCAATGCATTTATGCATTGCTTGAACGAATTGTACATTATTAGTATATTCAAATGAGGGTTCATTTAGACCTAATACTTTTATTTTTTTGATTATTTCTAAATCGTAATCTTGTTTGATACTTTTTATGATACTTGCATTTGGTTTGAATGTACCATATACAAAAGATGCAACTACAACTATCAAAGCTGCAAATAAACATTTAGTCCAAAACCAACTTTTGTGTATTAAATTATCCCAACTCATTTGCCCCCTGTAAGTACCAATATGGCGTTGGTCTCGCTTTCCATGTCGCAAAAGTTTTTTTCTCATTGAGATAGTATTTATGATATGCTTTTATTGGGTCACCCTCTACTTTACAATAATCTGGCATACATTGAGGTAGTTCAGTTATATCGCCCTCTGGTATATTTTTAGGTGCTCTTTGTAAAAGTATCGAAGGTTTACTTGCACCATGTATTTTTCCATACCTGTATTTAAATTCTGCAAGAGTTGCCATGTATAAAAAGAATAGTTTATAATAATTACCTGATGTTTGTCTTGCCCATATGCCGTCTGGGTGTTTTATATGTGATGCTTTGTATAGAATATCTTCTCTATCATCATCTAGTCTATATCGTTTTGCTTTACGACCTGTCTTAGTTGTTCCAATATATTCAGTTCCGTCAAGAACCCTATGAGCAGTACTCAATAACTGAGCATATTCAATAGGCATCTTAACAATATGTTTATCACAATGCATTTCTGCACAGATACTAGGATTTGTATGTAATTCAAATATATTCATAATTATATAATAACCTAATTTACATCTATTGTCAATATTTTCTTTTCCTTGCTTTTCTTATATTTTTTCCAATACTTTAAAGCAACCTCTTGTTTTCTATACGCCTGTCTTTCCCATGGTTGTTTTGTATAAGAATAATTTTCATAAATGTGACCTTTCCACCTTACAATATTACCTTTTTTGTTAAGATCAGCCAACTTGCCTTTTGCCCATTGTTCTACATGACAAAGTTCATGAAATACCACCGTAGTAAAATCATCACCTTTTAAATTTTTATTAAGTTCTATTTCAAATTTTCTTCTACCCATTTTATCTGCCCATCCATGAGCATCATCATCGTCAAGATTTTTTTCTGAAACTAATTCAATGTCTATATCTAAACTTCTAAATCGTCTCATGTATCTATCAAGATACCAAAATACCATTTCAAAAACATCACTTCTTTGTTTCTTATTACCACCAGAAACTCCAACAACATTACCTACAAACTTCTTAGTCATTCTTTAAATCTTCCTTGTCTATGAGTTGATAATTGCCTTTGTTATATGCTATACTTATCACCTTATCTTTTGGTAAATCTAATTTAGGTGTAGTTTTTCTCGGTGATGTATATGTAATTTTGTCAGATGTGGGAATCAAACATCTATCAGATGTGTAATCTGGCATGTCATAACCAGAAAAATTATTTGTAATAATACCTGTGTCTGTATCAATATTGACACCTAAAGATTTAATATACTCGTAATGTTTTTTTAATTTTGACATAATTTCCTCAGATAAAAAGAGGGGCGTATCCGAATGGTCGCCCCCCTAAAGTACCCACTTATCACTTCAACCTCATAATATAGTGTGGGTATGGGTTATGCATTTTGATGATGAGGTTGAGAGGTCGCATAACCCAATTCATAAATTCTAGTTATCCTCTTTTAGTTTAAGTCCTAACGCACCAAGTAATGATGTCAATCCTAAACCAAGACATATCCAAAATGCCGTCCAATTCTCTTTGCCTAAACATGCACCATCGCAATCATCAATATAACCAACTGCAAAAATTAACATTAGTATGGTAAATCCTGTTAAGTAAGATTTCATATTATATCCCTCTCTTTCTATTTTAAGTATAAAGGACCTGTCCATTGAATGTGGTATCCACCTTCTAAAACATTTCCTCTTGCTGCGTTTAAAGCAGGTTTGTTATAACCTGCAGCTTTAAATATATCACCCTTTTTAAATCTAGGGTTATTAATATTAACAAAAGCAAATACAGAATTGTCTCTCACAATCTTAATATACTTTTGTCCAGCTTTTACTTTGATTTTATCATCCCAATTATCAACTTGTTCTTTCGAATAACCTGATAACTCTTTTCCACCCAAAGTAGACCATTTAATATAATCTTCTTTGGCACCATTCATCATGTTATCAACACCTCTGAATAGTGTATCTGCCGTTTTTTCTACTTTTATCATTTGACCTCTCTATTTGTTATTCTTAATATTAACACAACTAGGGTTTAATGTCAAGGGTCTTAGTCAAAAAAAGCACTCTGAAAATGTGTTGATTTTCCTATGTTTCCTTTAAGTTGTATATTCCAACTTATCGATGTTCTTGTTTTGTTCCCCTTTAATGCAGGTACCCAATGATATATCCAACTAGGAAATAGATAGATTCGATTCGTTTTTGATTTGTATTCTAGAACATTTGCGTTGTCTAGATTCGGTGTAGATGTGGGAACAATAACATTTGCTTGTACTCTAGGGTCTGCAAAACAAATACCAGAGGTGTCCTCTGCATCTGTATAAAATACACCACTAAAAAAATTATTTGAATGTGTGTGTGGTGCGTGATACTCACCAGGTTTCAATACATTTGCCCACATGTCTGTGATTTTAATATCATCGAATTGATAACCTAATTTTCCACGAATCACTTCTTTGTTTATATCTATGATATATTCTGCAAAATTTTTGAAGTTGTTTTCTTTGTGTAGATTAGGTCTAGATTGCCAATTAGGAATATGTTGTTCGTATCCTAATTCAATCACTTTACTTAATTCTTCTACATATGGATAAAAGTCATCCATTTGAAAAATATGTGTAGGGAATATTCTTTGATGATTTAATTTTCTCATTACATTATCCAAGTCATGCATGTGTAGCGATCACCTTTGGTGACTTTAGCAACTTCATGATCAAACATAAAATTACTAGGAAAGACAATTACACTACCTTGTGGAAGTTTATACTTGTATTGTGAATCACACATAAGAAACTCACCACCTTCATATGTGTCGTTTAAGAATATCAGTGATGTTAGATGAGGATAACCATATTTTTGTCCATGACTTTTGTAAATGTTGTCAGTATGATTTCTCATAAATCCATTTACGCCATAATGATTTAATCTAAATCCTGTATATGCTACTGGTGTAATTCTAGGATATTCTTTTATATAAGAATGAACGCACTCTTCGAAAATTTTGTTTAGTTCAGTATGAAATTTTTTACCTGGTCTTATCCAATGTTCTCTCATACTAACACTAGACGAACCAGTGTTTTTTGTATTAGAAGAAAAAGTTGAATCTTTCCAAATACCATTTTCTTTGTAATGAGTAATTAGATCATTACAAATTGTTTTGTCTAACTTAGACTCATATACTTTAATATAGTTTCCAAGAACCAATTTATCACCTATGCGTCTTTTCTATTATACTGTTCGTTCCAATTAAAAGCTTCTTTAACCAAGTCTTTTGATAAACCTTTATACACTTGATGCAATTTTTTATCCTTTGCATTTACAAGTAGTCTTGCTTCTGATTCATGTAAACCTTCTAACATCTGTACAAACATAAGTTCTTTTTTGTACTGAGGTGTATCTGCATCGCCACCTTTAATGAAACGATATAGTTTTCTAGATTCAGAATGAAGTCTTGTATGATCAGTTCCAGCTGGAACATCATTTGCTCTAAATGGTACTTCACCTTCTGGTAATACCCATTCGATTTTTGGGTCGAATGAAGATTTAATTACCATTCTTAATGGTGCAGAATCATTTGCTTTCAAAACTTTTAGTTTATCTGCTTTTGTTTTCGCTTTATGTACTTTATCTAAAACTTCAGATATTAGCAATGTATTAGAGCTGTTGCTTGAAGTGTTAAATATATTTTTACCTGTTGCCATTTTAAAAGTCTCCTATACTTTCAGTGAGTGTCTTTAATCTACTATTGATAAAGAAACTCAATATTTTACTTCGATCACCACATGGTGCTTCGTGAAATGTTTTTAGTATGTTTTCTGAAAGTTCAACAGGAACATTATCTAAGTCTATAAGTTTTTTATTTCGTTCATAATTTCTCATAACTTCTTGCGTTGCTGTTGTGCCTTCAAATTCACCGTCTTTCCACGCTTCGATCTTCTTTTTGCTTAAGGGTCTTTGTCTTAAACCTTCTACAAATACATTATCATTTGACAATACATTAGGTATACCGTCAGACGAGTCCCCTTTTAATATATGTACTTTTATATAGTCAATTGGATTATCCCCATTTATTATCTTTTTCAAGATAGGACTATATTGTCGTACTTGTTTATATTTATGCAATTGTATGAAGTCTTTATCGCCACTGACAATCATCATTTT